CGTGCGGAGGGCGTTTTTCGTTGTGTCGATATAAATTTTAATATTATAATAGCCGCGTTATTGACTTCGCCGCAAAATTTTAGTATAATAAATCTGCTAAAACCATTACACTTCATACTTGCGGGTCGGTCAACAACGCGACTATACGGATTACGGCGAGCCTTTTTATCGGTACACCGAAAAACCGTACCTACATTATATATCGAATGACCGAGAAAGTCAAGACTTCTTGAAGTGTAAACGTAAATTTTTCGCTTTAAGGAGTCTTTTTATTTATGACGATAGCCGAAAGGATTTTCTATCTTTTAGAAAGACGCGGCAAGCGGTCAAGTGACCTTGCTCGCGCGTTAGGTGTGCGACAAACGACGGTGTCGGAGTGGAAAACGGGAAAGCGCGAGCCGTCGGCGACACAATACGCAAAACTTGCCGAATATTTCGACGTGTCGCTCGACTACCTTATAACGGGGCGCGAGCCGCGCGACGCACCCGTGCAACAAATAATCGGCAATAACAACTCAAACAATAACGTTTCAACCTATTCGGGCAACGCGGCGGGCGGACTTTCCGATTACGAGCGGGAATTGCTGAAAGTGTGCGTGAGTTTTGATATACGCCGCAAAACCGCGCTTTTAACTTATGCGTATAATCTCGAAAAAGAAATGAAAGAAAACAAGGAGTCTTAATTATGAAATGGTTTTACAATCTTAAAAGGGTTATAAGGGTTATTATCGCCGTTGCTTCGTGGTTGCCATTGTTTATTTTTGCGGGCGTTATAGGCGGAACGTCGGGCGATAACGCCAACGTCGAAACGTGGCAAGCATTGATAATTTGCGTATTGCTTGCCGTCGGTATCGCGTTTACCGTGTTTGCCGTCAAAGCACGGCGCAAGGAAACGCAGGCGGAGCGCGACGCAAAACGCGCCGAAAGAGCCGCCGCCGACGCAAAACGCATTGCCGACGAACGGGAAAGGCGCGCGGCGTCTGTTGTTACTATGCCCGACTCGGTTATAAATTCGCCCGTCGTTAAAATTGATTTCCCGATTTATACAAAGGCGGTCGGCGTAACCTATGACAACTGCCAAAAGCACATACAAGAAAGCAATATCGGCGACGCGGTTTTGATAAAACACAAACCGACGGAGGAATACCCCGAAAGTACGGATATTGTAAACGCGCGGACGCGTAAGCGCGTCGGGCGGCTTAAATCCGATCTTGCGTGGGAATTTTTAGGCGAGTTCGACGAGCGGTTTACGCTTGACGGCGAAATTGCCGATATAACGGGCGGGAACGACGGACAAAATTACGGTTGCAATATAAAAATAGTCGGCGAGCATTACGACGAATAGCCGCCGCAAGCAAAGAAAAACGCCCCGATAAGGGCGTTTTTTTGATTGTCAATTAAAATGTTTTTCGCCGAGTCGGGTTGCCCAACCTTCAAACCATATTTGATCGTAGGGCGGTAGGGTGTGTCCAAGTCCTTTTTGTATCTTGTATTCGCGATACCAATATCGAACACAAGAGGGAATACTTACAAGAAACGGCATAAACACGCCGAGCATAATATTTTGTAAACCGTGTCCGCTTTCGTGTTGCAAGATATGTAAAGACGGGGTTTTGTTGACGACGAAAAACGCGCCGAGTTCAAAGCCGCCCCAACCGCTCCCGACTTCAAAATAAATCAAATAATGAAATCGTTTCGGTTTATGCCCCGTTACAAGCAAGGCAAGGGCAACAACGCCGCCGCAAAGCGTCATAAGCGCGCCCCACGTTAGCGACAAAAGCCAAAACATAATTGCTTTAACCGTTTTCATTTTGTACCTCCAAAGGCTTATTTTTCAAGTCGTAAAGCGTTGCCTCGATTTGCGACTTTATCCACGTTTCGACGTCGCCGAAGTTGTCGTTTATAAATTTTTCGACGTCCGCCGACAACTGCATACGCGCCGCCGCGATTGCAAGTTTTAATGCCTCCTCTTGCGCGTCTTTCGTCCAAGCGTCCGTACCTTTGATAGACTCGACGTACGTTTGATATGTTGCCTTTACGGCATTTGAAACAACGTTCGTTGCGCCTTGTAAAAGATTGCGCGCTTTTTCGTTTTTGATTTTGGTATTGATAAGGCTTTTAACCTTTGCCAAAACCCACGCGCCGAGCGTGGCGAGTAGGGCGGAAACGATTTTGATTATAATACTTTGCCAATCCATAAGTTTTTTAATCCTCCGTTTTGTTTTCGTTGTCGGGGTGGGGCGGAAGTTCGGGCAATGAGATCAAGTCGTTGTATAAGTCCGTGATAACGCCGTTACCGCCGAGCAAGTGATACGACTCATACTCCCGACGCAACGCGTCTTTCGCATAAATAGGGCAAAAGCCACGCTCGGTGTATTTTTCGTGTTGACGGATTATTTCGGCGCGCAAAAGACTTTGCAAGCCGTTTTGTATCGCCGCGTTTTTTGTTTTATTGTTTCTAAAATTACCGACGACGGACGTTATAATAACGCCAACGGTCGTACTTATAAACGCGGTTAAGATCGTTGCCCAAACGTTCATTTTACACCTCTACAAACCACTCGTCGCGGAGCGACGCGCCGTTGTTGTCGGCGATTTCCTCTTTTGACTTGCCGTCAAGGTCGTTGACCCAAATTTCGCAAGCGTCGTCAATTTCGCGTTGAGTGAGTATCCCCGCCGCCTTGTCCGCGTTTGCCGTTTCGAGCCATTTGTCTTTGCTGAATACTTTTTGTTTTGCGTTTGCCATTTTTGAGATTACCTCCGTTTTGTTTACTGTAATTACTTACAATCTTTTTAAGTTTGTTTTTCGGCGCGTACGGGTAAATGTTCTTTTTATAGAAGTTTCGCCCGTTGATATGCGATAGCCACCCGATAAGGGATAAAAGGCTCATTGCTTGCCGCGGGGTAGTGTAGCCCGTTTTACTAACTTTGCGCACTCGACGACATAGCCGAAAAAATATTCGTTTGCGAAGTATGGTTTTGTTTTTATAAAACCGATACCCGACAAAATCAATCGGGCGCGAGTTGAGTTTCCAAACTTGCCAATTACCTTTTATCTTTAATCCGATACCGTGCAAGTAGTTGTCAATCGCCGCAACCGCTTTGTGTAACTTTCGCTTGTTAGAGTCTATCAAAACCATATCGTCAACGTATCGGACGTAGTATTTGACGTGCAATACTTCTTTGATATAGTGGTCTAAACCTTCCAAGTAAAAATTTGAAAACCATTGCGACGTATAATATCCGATCGGTAGATGATCGCCGCCGTTTTCGAGGACTTGACCGATAAGGCGTAAAACCTTTTCGTCTTTGATTTTCCTTTTAAGCATTTCGAGCAATATCGGCGGGCGGACGCTGTCGAAAAACTTTGATACGTCAAGTTTTGCGCAATAACGCATTTTAACGTCGCGTATCGCTGTTTCGACGTAAGCCTTCGCGTCAATGCCGCCGCGGTTAGGTATGCTCCCGCAACAATAGCGGTACATACCGCGCGTTATTACGGGGTTTAATGCCGTAATAATAAGCCAATGTACGATTTGATCGGGGTAAAATTTCGGTACTGTGATTTGTCGTGTTTTACAACAAGAATTGTCGTAAATTTCGATATGTTCACTCGGCGAAAGTTTTATCGTTTCGGTTTCGAGCATTGCTTTGATTTTTCGTGCGTAACCGTCAATATCACTCAATATCGCTTTGACGTAGAGTCGGTCGGTTTTGCCTTTTGCGGCGTTTCGGATTGCCGTTTTGATAAAATCGACGTCGCACATTTTCTCGTACAAATAACCGACTCTTTTCATAGAATATCCTTTAATCTTCTTGCGGTCTTTCAATGACTTACTAAACCGCCCTCTTTGTGAAGTGTTTTTTGCCGAGGGGCAAGGATTATGCGCGCTCTAAATAAATATCAAGATTAAATGCGACCCCCGATGTTCGAGTTCGTGTTCGACGGATCGTAATTACCGTTCCAATTCCACAAGCCCGCGTTCGTCGTGTTGTTCCAATTCCCACCAACGGCAAGGACGGAGCCGTTGACGTTCGCGTCGGGGAGTGCGCGCAATACCCTTTATGTTTTTATTGTCGCTATTGAATAGACGCCAAGGGGGAGGTATCCCCCTTGACAATCCCTCTCTTAAAGAGGTTTATAGCAAAGGCGACCCCCGAAGGCCGAGATCGTGCTCGACGGAGCGTAACGACCGTACCAATTCCACAAGCCCGCGCTCGCCGTGTTGTTCCAATACCCACCAACGGCAAGGACGGAGCCGTCGACGTACGCGTAGTCGCAAAAGTAGGTTGTTGCGCTACCGCCGACTTCCGTTGCGTATTGTATAAGGGGGTTGCGTCCGAGCGGTTCGACCTTTTTAATATAGCCGACGCCCGACGAACGGTCGCCTTGATAAACGTACGGCGACGCGGTTTTGCCCGCCGTGTAAGACGCGGGATCGGTGCAAACATATACTTTTGCGGACGAGAAAGATATTCCGTCAACCCACTTGTAAACGTTGCCCCACAAGTTCTCGATACCGCGATATTTGCAAGCGTGCTTGCCGTCGGTGTTGCTTTCTTCCGATCCCGACGGGGTTTTTATTCCGTCGGTTCTTCCCGTAGCGACTGCCGCCGAGTTGCCGTTCGCGTAACCATACATTACCGATTGCGAGTTCGTTGTTTTCATTTCGACGAGCCACAATTCTTTGATAATAAGGTCAATCAAGAAGTCGTATTGCTGATAACCCGCGCCGTTTGCCTTGCAACCCGTACGGAAATTATCGCAAGTAATATTGACAAGTACCGTTGCGCCCGATTTCGAGTACACGCGCGCCGACGACCCGCTCCCTTCGTATTTGCCGACGAGAACGTAATCGAGTTCGTTTCCCGCGCCGTCAACAAACAACGTTGAAAAACCTTCGTATCGGATACCCGATATTTGGTGCTTGTATGTTCCGTCGCTGTTTTTCGTGATTTTAGAGTAAAATTTCGGTATCTTGATAAATACGTTACCCGACGCGTCGGTTACTTCTTGCATATCGCTCCACGGATAGCAACGGTCAAAGTCGCTTACAATGTCCGTCGTGCCGACCGTATAGGAAAGCCCGACGGCGTCGTCCGTCCTCGTAAGGGCGGACGGGGTGGACGAGCCGACTTTATCTACACCGTAGATTTTTGCTTTTTCAATGTTCATAGTTTAATTACCTCCTTCGAGTGCGGCAAGCCGCGTTTTAATTTTCTTAAATTCGGCGTCAATTTCGCCGCCGCGCGTATATCCGACGGCTTTTTCCGACTCCGCCGCCGTTGCGGCATAAATTGCGATTGACGCGCCGCCGCCCTCGGTTTTGAGTGCAACAAGGTTTGCCCAAGCGGTCGTACCGTCGCCGATTTTCAAAATCTTGTTTGTGGTATCGTAGCCAAATTCGCCCGCGGAAAGTACCGAGTTTTTACTCGCCCAATTTGCCGCGGTGTCTTGTCTGACTTTGAGTGTTACGGTTATATTCCGCGTTGCCATTTTGACCTCCTTTACGCCTTACCGCCGTTAATCGTCAACGTATCGGTTGAAAGTACAACGTTTCCGCCGTCTTTCAATTCGGTTACGCTTTTGTTTTTGAAATTCGAGTTGAAGTTTGTGGTAGCGCGCGCCTCGGTAAAGTAAAGGTTTGCACCTTCCGTAATATCGCTCGTAGTAAGCACAACCGCGCCCGTTTTACTGTTTACCGAAAGCACCTTACAATCGGGGGTGCGCAACCAAACCCAATTTGCAAGCACGGTCGGATCGTCGGCGTTAAGTATGTAAGACTTGTTTTCGTCCGTGCGGACTGCCACGTCGCCGCGTTGCGCGGAAAGCGCGAGCATTGCGGCTTGACTGTCAACGACAAAAGTTTCGGTAATCGCGATTGCGGGGAGCAAACTTTCGTCGAGTTTTCCGTCGCTACCAAGCACGGGAACGTTGCCCGCCGCCGTACCGACGTTTTTACCCGCCGCCGTTCCCGCGTCGCTAATCTTTGAAAGAGTAAGCGAGGGGATAAGGGCGACCGCGATTTTTGCGTTTGCGTCAAGCACGGGTACATTGCCCGCCGCCGTTCCCGTATTCTTACTTGCCGCCGTTCCCGCGTCCGAAATTTTGGAAAGGGTAAGAGCGGGAATATCCGCCGCCGTAAGTTGCGTTGCGCTTGTGATAATACCTTTTGCGTTTACGGTAACTTTGGTATAAGTTCCCGCCGATACGCCGCTATTTGCAAGCACGAGGACGTATTCGACGTCGCCGCTACCGTCAAACGTTTTAGAGTTTGCGACGACCGCTCCCGAAAACTTAATCGTCCTTGCGGTTTGGAGTTTAATTGCCTCGTCGGCGAGTGTTGCTTTGTCGATTTTTCCTTGCGAGTCCAAAAGCCCGATCCACGTTGCCGCATTTGCGGTTTTTGCAAAAAGGATATAAGCCTTCGTACCCGTCGTGTCAACCCAAAGCGTGCCAATGTCGTAGCCGACGTCGCTCGCGGTGGGGGCGGTGCTTTTGACTTCGACGTTTCCGCCGAGTCCGTATTTCAACGAGTTGTATGCGGTAGTGCCGTCGCCGATCTTAAATTTGCGAGTATCGGTTTCGACGCCAAGTTCGCCGAGCGTCAAAACGGGGTTTTTGCTCGCCCAATTTGCCGCCGTGTCGTTGCGCATAATCAACGTTACATTGAGTGTTTTGTTTGCCATTTTAATTACCTCCGTTAGCATTGATAATTGTTATATCGTCGAGATCAAGCCCGATAATAACGTAATTGTTTGTTGCCGTATCGTAGCGGTACGGCGTGTTTGTTGCCGCGTCGATATAGATTACACCGCCGACTCCGACGTCGGGGAAGTGGGCGCGGTCGATACATTCGGTAACGCCGCCGTCCTTTTGTTCAAGCACGGTAACGCGGTCGTCAAGGTCTTGCAACTCGTCGGGGTATTCTTTGGAAATAACCTCGTCGGCGGGGATTTCTAAATCGAAAGTCGCGTTAAAAATTTCCGTTTGCCAAATTATCGTATCGTCGTTTTCCGCCTTTTGGAAAAGCACTTGCATATCGACGTTGCGTTGCCTTGTAACCTTTTTCGGAAAAACATAAATGAGTCTTACCTTTTCGGGGTCGGTATCGACGTCGAAAATAAAATGTCGCGTTTTATCGACGAACGTAAAATCGCGGTTGACAATCTTAATAAACGGCGTAAATTCGGCAAGGTTCAAATTGCCTTGTTTCTTGTCGATTATCATTGTCAAATCGTCGGCAAGGTTATTACCGACAACTCCAATTCGGAAAAATCGTTGTTGCGGGGATTTGCCGCAAAAGGTAAGTTTCATTGCAAGCCCTCCTTCTATGCCTCGCCGCCGCTGAAAATGATTGTATCGTTTTCGTCGATCAATCCGCCGCCCTCGAAAGTTGCTTGCGGTGTTCCGTTAAGTGTAACGGTTGTACCTTGTTTCGTTCCGATTTGCTGTTCGAGGTCATTTACTTTTTGCTCGACTTGCGTTTTTGTGGTACTTGCAAGGTTTGCCGCGTCGCTTGCGGTTTGTTTTGCCTCGTTCGCGGCTGATACCGCATTGTCGGACTTTGTGTTTGCCGCACTTGCAACTTCGGTTGCGCTATCCGCTTTTGTATCCGCGCCGTTTGCGGTTTCGATTGCCGTTTCCGCTTTGCTGACGGCGTCCTCGGCTTTG